TCGTCGGCGGGCGTGATATAAAATTAATGGGTCCCCCTAACCTACAGAGGTGACAATTCGACCTCGATATATAATGCGAAAGTCAAATTCATAATTGGAAAAAAAATTCCGCGCAAAAAATTTTTATGGAAAAGGTTTATCACATCTACGCGAAGAAAGAGTGTTTATATAATAATCTAAGTAAGGAAGAATTTAATAATACATGGGAAACCCTCAAGGGAATGGTTGGTCTAATGAAGACTGATTATACTCTTGAGGATTTGTCATATGAGGAGTGTACACATTATCGCCCCCTTGGAAGTTGTTCGGGTACTACGGCAGAACCACTGGGCGAAGATTCATATTGACAGTCTACATATAACCTGATAGAATTGAACTGAAGTTTCTAAGACTTATGGCAAAAGGATTTACTGTAAAGGCAAAGACGCCTACTCCAAGTAAGAAGGAGGAGTGGGACATTGCATCAATTAAGGAGAGGATGAAAGGTAAGACCATTGTGTTTTGCCTTCCAGGACGTGGATGTTCTTTTACCTTTCTGAAGAACTTTGTACAACTGTGCTTTGATATGGTACAGAACGGTATGAGTATTCAGATTAGTCAAGACTATAGTTCTATGGTGAACTTTGCACGTTGTAAGTGTCTTGGAGCAAATGTACTTCGTGGACCCAAGCAAGTTCCCTGGGATGGTAAGTTAGCATATGATTACCAACTGTGGATTGACAGTGATATTGTCTTTTCTTCAGAGAAGTTTTGGCAATTGTGTGACATGGCAATTGATGCAGAAGGTAATGAGAAGGAGATTGTTAGTGGATGGTATGCCACTGAAGATGGACAGACTACTTCTGTTGCACACTGGTTAGAGGAAGATGACTTCCGTAGTAATGGTGGAGTAATGAACCACGAAACAGTGGAATCTATCAGTAAGCGGCGTAAGCCATTCACTGTAGACTACACAGGTTTTGGATGGGTGCTCATTAAGAAGGGTGTGTTTGAGAATCTTGAGTATCCTTGGTTTGCTCCTAAGATGCAAGTCTTTGAGAGTGGTAGTGTACAGGACATGTGTGGAGAGGATGTCTCATTCTGTCTTGATGCAAAGGAAGAAGGTTTTGAAATTTGGTGTGACCCTCGTATCAGAGTTGGTCACGAAAAAACTCGCGTAATCTGAGGTTAAACTATTATGTCAATGATGAAAGGCGGCGGTTATGTTAAGGGTAAACCCAAAAAAACTCGCCAAGGAAACTCGCAGTATACATTAAGATCCGCGACTTCTCGTAATAAAGCAAAAAAGAAGTATCGCGGACAAGGTAAATAAGTAAAGCAATGTTAACTTATCATGGCAGCACTTATTTGCAACCTCCCCTCGGTTGAGGTATGGGTAAGAAAAGAATATCTCACTGATCATCAATTTGGTCATGGTGAATTTGTTAAGGGCGTTTGGGTATCGGCTAAGTCGATTCCTGGACGCGCTTTTTATTTTGAGACATATTTACCTGAATATGCGGCAATGTACGATAAATTACCAATTAGTGCATTTGTAAGTGAACCTGAAACACCAAATCCTGATATGGATTTACCTAATTTACAGTTTTGGAACTGTATGGACTATGGTGTGGTTGCTGTACAGAAGCAATTTGTTGGTAGTATGGATTATGAACTGTATACACGCGACTTTGGTATCCAGAAAGGTACATATGTTTGTACATTAGACAATTATCATCAAGATCCTGATGTAATTGACTATGCAACAAGTGAAAATCCAGCTGAACATAAGTCACATAACCTTATTGAATTGAATAATGGACAGTATGCACTGTATCCAAACAATAGAATGCGGATTTTTGACAATAGTTTGACACCTGAAGAACCAAAAATGCCTGATTTTAAGGTTTCAACTGAATATTATAGTGTTGAAAATGGTTTTGAGCGACTTGGAATGGGTAGAGAGGACGAATATTTCTGGAAAACAGCAAAAGAACGCAAAAATGAAGAAGAAAAACCAGAAGAAATGTACAAATCACAAGAAGGGCGGCATTTAGACCCTCAATAAATAGCAAAAAAGGAAAAATATGAGCACCGAACACGATTTTTTGGATAATTTGGCAAATCAGCAGCATCAAAAGATGCTGCGTGAGATTTCAAATGATGATTTAACACCAAAAAAGAAAAAACTTCAGCAAGAAGGTGAGATTTTTGCTGATGGATACTCTGTTACTGAGACTGTTAGTGATCCTGAACCACTTTACGAATAAAAATGATGAAAATCCTTGATAAATAATACATAATTGCCGTATTGTTGTGCCTTTAGAAAGGATAAGTCAAGGATTTAAAGATATTAGTATGTCTTTTCAGACTAATCCTCTGACAAGTGATCTGATTGCAATGAAAAATGAAAATGCAATCGCAAGATCAGTAAAAAATATCGTTTTTACGAATCCTGGGGAGAAATTCTTCAATCCAAGGTTTGGATCTCGCATTACTGAATCTCTTTTTGAGAATGCTGATGAATTAACTGCAATTGAAATATCAACTCAGATTGAAGAATCAATTAATAGGTATGAACCTAGGGTCAAATTAAGATCTGTAGATGCAAATGCCAATATTGATGGTAATTCATTTGATGTTGTCATTACATATGACATTATAGGAGCTGATATCCCTCCACAACAATTAGAATTCGTATTGCAACCAACAAGGTAAAATGTCACTAGTAAATTTTACAAATTTAGACTTTGAGGAAGTCAAAACTACACTCAAAGAATATTTAAAGTCAAATTCCAATTTTACGGACTATGACTTTGAAGGTTCTAACTTATCAACCATTCTAGATGTATTAGCATACAATACGTACATTACTTCGTATAATGCTAATATGGTAGCAAACGAAGTTTTTATCGATAGTGCAACTTTAAGAGAAAATGTAGTTGCATTAGCAAGAAATATTGGATATACTCCCAGATCAAGAAAAGCAGCAACAACTTCAGTATCGTTTATTGTTAATGCAACTAACATAACACCTAAACCAGCGTCTATAACCCTCCGTAAAGGGACTGTAGCAGCGTCTAGAGGCGTCTTTGGTGGTAGTAGTGGGTCATTCTGCATTTTAGACGATATAACCGTTCCTGTGGTCAATGGGATCGCTGCTTTTAATGAAATACCCGTTTATGAGGGAACAGTTATAGAGAAGAACTTTACTTATAGTGCCAGAAACCCTCAGCAAAAGTTTATTTTGCCAAATGCAGGGATTGACACTGATTTAATTAGAGTTGGTGTTAAAAACAATGTAGGATCAACAGCAACGGTAAAGTATTCTTTACAAGATAACTTATTCTACATTGGTTCAGATTCAAAAGTTTACTTCTTACAAGAAGTAGCAGATGAAAGATATGAATTATTCTTTGGAGATGGAGTTTTTGGTAAAAAACTTGATGATCAAAACTATGTTACAGTTACTTACCTGGTAACTAATGGAGATGCTGGAAATGGATTCTCTCAATTTGCTTTTAACGGCAGATTGACATATGTAAGAGACGGAATCGAATATACAGTTACAGAGGGTATATCACTCTTAACACCTGAGTTTAGCTCTAGAGGTGGATCCGCAATTGAAGAGGTTGAATCTGTCAGAAAGTATGCACCAAAGGTTTATTCAACTCAAAATCGTGCAGTAACTGCAGATGATTATGAAACATTGATTCCTGCAAAGATATATCCCGATACAGAGTCTATTTCCGTCTTTGGTGGAGAAGAGTTAATTCCTCCACAGTATGGAAAGGTCTTTATTAGTATCAAACCTAGATTTGGTGACTTCCTTCCAAACTTAATTAAAGATAACATCAAACTAAAGTTAAAAAAATATGCAGTAGCAGGTGTTGTTCCTGAAATCTTAGATCTCAAATATCTTTTCCTTGAAGTAAGTTCAAAAGTTTATTATAATACGAATTTAGCACCATCAGCAGCTGATGTTTCATCAGTAGTTTCTAATAATGCTGCCAAGTATGCTAATTCTACTGAATTAAATAAGTATGGTGCTAGATTTAAGTATAGTAAATTCTTGAAAGTAGTTGACGACAGTCATGAGGCAGTAACTTCAAACATTACTGTTGTGAAGATGAGAAGAGATTTAAGAGTTGTACCTAATACTATTGCAGAGTATCAAATTGGATTTGGTAATCAATTCCACATTGCAAATACAGATGGTTACAACATAAAGTCCAGTGGATTTAGAATTTTTGGGATTCCTGAAACTGTTTACATTAGTGATATACCAAATTCGAATGGAGTGACTGGATCTCTGTTTTTCTTCACTGTTCCTAATGCAGGATCTCAAAATCCAACGATTATAAGATCCAATGTAGGAACTGTTGACTATGTAAATGGTATTGTAACCATTAATGCAACGAACATTCTTGCAGGAATGGAAAAAGATGGTCAACAGGTCATAGAAATTCAAGCAACACCGCTATCAAACGATGTTGTCGGATTACAGGACCTTTATTTGCAACTAGATACTAGTAACAGTACGTTCGAAATGGTATCAGACGAAATCGCATCGGGACTTGACCCATCAGCATCAAATTACATTGTTTCTTCTTCGTATGCAGAAGGCAATTTAGTTCGTGTTGGAGGTCCTGCAAGTCTTACAAGCACGGTAGCATCTACAACAGCATCTACAACTACTTCTACTAATAGTTCTTTTGCTGGTGCAACTACAACTTCAGGAACTTCTGGTGGTTCATCAACACCTTCGGGCTCAGGCGGCGGTTACTAATTCAGAGATATAGAAAAAATGGCAGAAACAAGAATCAAGTTTAGCAGCATCGTTAAGAACC